TAACGCTCCAGAAATAGCTGCCCCTATCAAGGCTGCGAGTAGTTCTTGAGGCATTTTGTACGTTTTAGGAGTAATCTTAGACTATTGTTTCTATTTTTCTATGCCTGAATCCAAGCCAGAAAAGAAAAATTTACTCGAAAAACTTAAAGACAAAGTTCCTGATCGTGATGAACAATTTGAATACATCTCAGTCGCAGTCAGGCTTTTAGTAGTTTTTTGGAGTGGCAGTCTGGTAACTTTAAACTACTTACCTAAGATCCCTGGCCTGACAAGTGGAGAAAAGCAGGATATTACATTTCCAGCTTCGCTCCTGGCATCTAGCCTGGCTTCATTCGGTTTAGAAAAGTCAGCTAAAAAGAAAGGTGATGGCACGTTTGAAGTTCCTCCAGAAGACAAGCCAATGACAAAGAAAGAAATGCAATCAATGATGGCTGAAGGTGGTGGAAACTATCAAACAATTCGTGTCCTAACTCCGATCCAGATCAATGGAGCAGAAGTTGTAAAAACAGATCCTATTACTGGTAAAGAGATTGGGTCTGATGGGAGGTTGACATGATGGGAGAAGATCTTTCTATAGATGCAAGACAAGAAACTCGTATTGTCTGCACAGAGATGAAACTCAAACGAGCAGAAGAAAAAATAGGAGATTTAGAAGATAGGGTTAGACAATTAGAGAAAAGGGTATTCCAGGCTGCCGCAGTTGTTAGTGCAGGTCTGGCAGTATTAGGATTATTAGCACAAATCAGTAAGGCTTATTTATGAAAAAGCTATTCTTACTACTCCTTTTAGCGTCTCCTGTTAGTGCAGATATGACGCATAACATCACAACTTCAACTCAGTTGACAGTTAATGGAGCCTATACAGATTCCAACCGTATAGGCAGTACTTACGCAGTCTCAGGTTCCAATATTAAAGTTGCTGACGATGCTCACTTTGGAAAATTAACTGCTGGTACAGCTACAGCAGCAGCAACACTTGATGTCGGAGCGTATGACGTAAATACAGCAGGTGCAGCTTTTTCATTCTCGGAAAGTTGGAATCAAGGTGATGCTGTAAATGCCATAGGTTCAGGTGTTGATGTTACTTCAGGTGTAGTTGCAGATATGCCAGCTTACGGTGAAGTTTTAACGATGTCTGGTGGTGTGGCAGGTTCTTTGGCAGGGACGATTACTTCGGCTGGTGTAGTAACGGTAACCGCTGGAGGCGCAAACACCTCCGCTATTGGGTCTGTCGTAACCAGCGTGACGGTGAAGTAATGCACGTTCCAATTCTTGCTTGCTCAATAGCAGTTCTTATCTTCTGTTTATTTAACTTCCTAATGTGGAAACACTACATGGATATAAACAGATGAAGCGTTATTTGCCGTTGTTGTTAATATTAAATATTCCTCAGATCCTAGCTGTGCCAGTCGTTCCCAATTTTTCTAGCGGAACAATGAGCGCAGTCACACGTACCACACAAAATGTTACTGAAACTATTGTCTCTACTGACTTTAACACTGGGCATACTTATACGATCAATGGAACGAATTTGTCTATTGATGGCACGACCCTTTCACCTTCGCCAGCAGAGACAAGTCAAACAATCAACGGAGTAAGTTATACATGGACAGGAGCAGATCTAACAACCAAACCAAACGTCACAATTGCCAACCCAGGAGAAGCCTTTCAATACGCAGAAAGTTACATTGCTCCTGGTTTATCCAACATGACAACAATCAATCGAACAACAGTCTTAGAAAGTGTTACCGAAACAACCTCAGTCTTCTCGCAATAATATTATTTAGTGGATCAAGTGCGTTAGCTAATACTTCACAAACAGCAGCACCAGTAGCTAATACATCAGCTTCGCTAACTAATATGGCGATCCAGACATTACAGGGAAATTTAATACAAAACCAATATGGAGGAGGAGTTGTTTGTCAGGGATCAATGCTAACATTTTCTCCTTTCATTACAGACTCACATTCATTCTCTAAACCAAGAGAATACTGGTACGACTCTCCAGTCTACAGCGATGAAGGGGACATTTTATTTCACCAAAGAACACGTACAGGACAGAAGGATAATTTTTCACTTAATGTCGGTGCAAGTTTAACTTTTTCTATGCCACTTGATCGAAGATTTCAAGAGCGTTGTTTGAAGAATGCAAAACTACAAGGAGAACATCAACAGCAATTAATTGATAATAAAAAGCTAGATTGGCACATCGCAAGATTACGTGAATGTGGAAAACTAAAATTAAGCGGAATTGAGTTTGCTCCAGATTCTCCTTACTTTCATCTCTGTGAAGATGTTGTCGTTAAACCTAAAATGGGGCAAGTCTTACCACATCGACACGTTATTTCTTCTCCTTTAAAGGTGGCAAACCCCTCTTCTCCCGATAAGAAATAGTTCTTCTTTCTGATAAGTTTGGGCGTTTTACTTTCTTACCTAATATCTTTTTGATCTTCTTGATAACCTGCTGGAGTATCGGTTTCACAGCCTTCAATAAAATTGGCGAACTTAATGCAACGCTAGTCGCCACCAAAGTTATCGAACCAGTTTTTACAATTTGTGGAACTGTCGGAATAGCATCAATTATCTGTTGTTGAACATTTAATTTTTTATATCTAGTTACACAACGGTTCCCGACCAATTCATACTTAATAATCTGTTTAGTACCTTCTTCTACTTTTGTACCAATCTCAGGCGCACCATCGGGAGGGCAAGCTTCTGGCTGTGCTTCTGGCACTTCTGCTGCTGGAGGGATTTCTGGCTCTTCGTATCGTTGAGGTTCTTCATCTTTTATAGGAACCAATTGCAACGGATCGTAATTCATTGGCTCATACGCTGGAACCCCTCCAGGGCATAAGATCATATTGCCTTTTGGATCGTTATCTATAAGTGCATCATTTTCAATACTTCGCCTTGCCTTAACACAAGGCATTTCAATAATCGGAAACCCTATTGGTACATTGACTGGTACGTTTGGAGCATTAACAACAGGTGCATTAATTACATAAGTATTGACAGGCTCTACTCCAATAGCAGGGATCTCAACTTTAGGGATCAAAATCTAGGTAATCCAATCGCTTTTTTATTTTCGTTCTTTTGCTGTGCAGGACTTAACGCTCCAGTAGGAAGAGCAGCACCAGATAATCGAGGCATTTTCATGGCACCCATTACCTTTTCCATTGCTTTATCTTGAAGCATCTTCTGATTATCTTCATTGGTTATCCAAAAATAACCAAACACCCCGCCACCAGTAATAGCTGCCACAAGAAGGAAAGATATTACACTGATAATGTTCAGGATTTTTTGCATGGTAAGAGAAGCAATCTTAAAAGCTATTACTCACACTAGCCTAATTGTGGCTATTGGGCTTCTACCTCTGTTACCTCTTCATCTGTTACTTCAGCAGCGAGTTCTTTTGCATACTGAATACCACCCTTCAACTGAAGGATCTCTGAGATAACTTTATTCAACTCATCTTCAAGCTTGGCCTTATAAGCTTGCTTATCTTTTAGAGTTGCTTCCCATTTATCTAAGGGATTTGCCATTAAGACCAGGGCTTACCAACAGCAGTTGTTGGAGGAGTAAGAGCTTTATCAATCGCAGCTTCTACAGCAGCAACACCATCAGAACCTAAAGCGGTTTTCACCCATCCAATACAAGTGGAGGCGTCTAACTTGTCAAAAGCAACGAAGTCAGAAGGCAGACTAGAAGGTTTAGTAAAATTCACCTCACCTGTTTGTCTTGAGTCAGGTGCTTCTGTGTTATCAGAATCATCAATCGCTTTAACACGATAGATCACCTTGTTTACATGACCGTCAGATAGGTCACGTTCCATCGTGTTCACTTCCCAAACTTTGTTGATTGCCATTGGTCGAATGTTTTAGGAATAGTTTAGTCGTTTTCAGCGACTTGTTCTTTTAATAATTCTACTCTTGCTTGCTTCTTGATGATTGCTTGAGCTTTCTCCTGTTGAGATTGAGCAACACCATTGTATTCTTCAACTAAAGCTTTTAAATCTGCTTCTTCAGCGACAAGACGTTCTTGTGGGGTTGGCATAAAGAAAAATGTATGTTTCTAAAATATAGGTTTAATACTACAACGTGACAAGTTCGGTTAAGCAGCTTCCAATGCAGCTACTTTAGTTTCTAGTGTGTCTACCTTTGCGGATAGTTCTTTTATTGCGTTTATAAGTAAAGGTGTAAGTTGACCATAATCTAAACCGTAAGCACTACACCAACCATTTTCATTTGGTGTATTTTCATTAGGATGAAAGGTTATAACTTCTGGAATAATATCTTCACATTCTTGAGCTATTAGTCCAAACTGTTTTTTAGTACTTTTATTTGGATCTAAATCACCTTGTCGGTTGATAATATTAAATTTCTTACCAGTTAATTGTTTAACAGTAGCTAATGCTCCTGTAATATCTTCAATATTAGATTTACGTCTTCTATCTGATCCTGTTTGATAAGCACCATCAACTCGAAAATCTATTGAGAAATCAGCACCACTACCATATCCTCCTAAAGATCCCGATTGACCATGAACCCTAAATTCACCTTGATTTCCGTAAGTTGTACTAGGAGTAATAGTAATGGATGGGTAATCATCCCAGTTTCTATCTAACCTACCTTGCCAAGCATCAAACCAAATTTGACTATCGCCTAGTATACGAATGCCATTACTATTAGTTTCAAATTTCTTTGAGTTGTCATAATAAAGTTCTACGGCTCCGTCCTGATTACATACAAGACTATCTTCATTAGTATTTGTTCTAATTTTTACAGAACCTGCAACACTATCTATATGAAGATTTCCTGTACCATCATCTTTAATGAAACTATGAGATCCATCATGGTATATTTTAAGATCTTGACCTGTGCCAAGTTCAATCATTCCATTGTCATCACAACGTAGCCTAGTCGTACCCCAAGACACACCTGTTGAAGTTGTCTCAAAATGTTTAGCGTTGTCGTAATAGAGTTTTGCAGCCCCATCTCTTTCAAATACAGCTAATGTTTCGTTGCCTGTTTTTTCTCTTAGACGAATAGTATCACTTCGTAATGCTAATTCTCCTGTTGAATTATCTAGGTATGAATCCGTTCCATCATGGAAGATTTGTAGATCTGATCCATTCCCGAATATAGCTTTACCATTATCTTCTATATAAATATTTCCAGCAGCTGCAGAACCTTCTGTCCCATCCATCTGGATATAACCAGTAACAGTTATGCCTGCAGTATGTGTATGTAGCTTCTTACTGTTGTCGTAATAGAGTTCTACTCCGAGGTTTCGTCTGAATTTACCCATTAATTCATTCGTATCACCTCTTAATTCAATACTTCCAGACGATATTTGCCTTATAAGTAAATCCCCTGTGCCGTTTTGGTCAATATATGAGTTGGATCCATCATGGTAGACTTGTAGATCTCCAAAACTACCGACACTTAGTTTTATATTGTCTGGAAGATATAAATAATCACCTGTTATTTCGACACCACTTGAATATGTCTCTAGCTTCTTAGAGTTGTCGTAATAGAGTTCTACACCTTGTTCATTAGTAGAACATTTTACATAATCATGATCTCCAGCAGCATTTTGTAATGCAATTTGATTGCTTCTTAGTGTTAAATAACCTGTAGAATTATCAATCCTGCTATGAGTTCCATCATGGTAGATTTGTAAATCATCACTATTTCCGAGAAGTATATCTGCATTATCAGCACCTTTTAATGATGTATGAAATAGGCTGCCAGTCGAAGTTGTCTCAAGCTTCTTACTGTTATCGTAATAGAGGTCTACGGCTCCGTTAACATTACCA